TAGAAGCTCCCGTAGCCGCTCCTCCTCCTCAACAACAAGCTCCGGCACAGGCGGATCCGAAAGCAGAAGACTGGGCTTCTCGAAATGAGTGGTTTGGAAACGATGAAGTTATGACATATGCCGCTTTTGGGGTTCACAGACGGTTAGTTGAGGATGAAAAATTTGACCCGCAGTCAGATGAGTATTATTCTGAGCTTGACAAAAGACTTATGGCTGAGTTTCCACATAAACTTGGAGCAAAGCCTAAAACGGGTGGAAGTAAAAAGGTTGCGTCAGCCGAAACTTCCGCATCCCGCAATAGAGGTGGACGTAAAACAGTGCGATTAACGCCTTCTCAAGTTGCTATTGCGAAAAAGCTAAATGTACCACTTGAAGAATACGCTAAATACGTAAAATAAGGAGTTAATCATGAAACAAGAGACCACTACTCGCCAGAAGACACCTAGGACGCCCCGCGACAATCAGACACGTGTTAAAGAAGCACGCAAGGAACCTTGGAGACCGCCATCAATGTTAGATGCGCCTCCCCCACCCGAAGGTTATAAACACCGTTGGATTAGGGAAAGTGTAATGGGCTTTGATGATCGTAAAAACGTATCAGCTAGATCTCGTGAGGGATATGAGTTGGTTCGTGGAGAAGAATACCCAGATTTTGATATTCCTACTGTTGACGATGGTAAACATGCAGGAGTTATTGGAGTAGGGGGATTACTTTTAGCAAGAGTTCCTGAAGAGGTTGTTGAGTCGCGAAATGCTTATTTCCGTGGTCAAACACGGGATCAAATGACGGCTGTTGATAACGAGTTAGCTCGTGAACAACATCCAGCAATGCCTATCAGTAGACCTGATAGGAGTTCAAGTGTAACTTTTGGAGGTCCTCAAAAAGAGGACTAGGAGAAAACTAAATGGCTAATTCAAATGGAAGTTTTGGTCTTCGCCCCCTAAGTAAATTAGGTGGAGGAGCTAATTCCACTGGCCTTACGGGATATACTCCTTACGAAATTGCCTCTGACAACAGTGACAAGATCTATCACGGACAATTGGTTATTCCTCTTGCTTCTGGATATATCGACCATACAGCTAACGCTGCTGGTGGAACTGTTAGTCATCTAGGCGTATTTCAAGGATGTGAGTATGTTTCTAGCGTCACTGGAAAAACAACATGGAGTAACTACTGGCCTGGATCAGGTGCAGATAGTAATCATCCAGTTAAAGCATTTATTGTAGATGATCCTAATCAGCTATATGTAATTGCTACGGATGCTTCGTGGACAAGTAAGGCAACTGCTCGCGCAAGTGTCTTTCTAAACGCAAATCTTTCTACAGGTATAACGGGTACAGATGCTACTGGTGTTTCACTAGGTCGTTTGGCTATCAGTACTCTTGCCACAACTAATTCTTTAGCACTACGTGTTATGGGATGGGTTGAGGATCCTGAGAATGAAGATTATGCATCTGCCGGAATCGGCGCAATCGTAAGGTTGAATAACTCGTTTAATGCACCTGTTGGGTCCATTGCATCGGGTACACCTTCAACCACTGGCGTATAGGAGAATTGAGAAATGGCTATAAGTAGAGCACAACTAGCTAAAGAGCTAGAGCCTGGCCTCAATGCCCTTTTTGGGTTAGAGTACGCTAGGTATGATAATGAAGCTGCTGAGATTTTTGATACAGAATCTTCAGAGCGAGCATTTGAAGAAGAAGTAATGCTTGCTGGGTTTGGTACTGCACCTGTTAAGGGTGAAGGATCAGCGGTCAGCTTTGATGATGCACAAGAAGCATACACTGCACGATACACACATGAGACTATCGCTCTTGCTTTCTCAATTACTGAGGAAGCTATTGAAGATAATCTTTATGATCGTCTTGCTTCTCGTTACACTAAAGCGTTAGCACGTAGTATGGCTAATACTAAGCAAGTTAAAGCGGCTTCTGTTTTAAACTCCGCTTTTGATTCTACTGTTACTGGTGGTGATGGAAAAGAGCTTTGTGCTACAGACCATCCTCTTACCAATAACAACACTCTTGCTAATGAGCCAGCAACTGCTGCTGATTTAAACGAAACTAGTCTTGAAAATGCGCTTATTGATATAGCGGGTTTTACTGACGAAAAGGGTCTTAAAGTATCTGTACGAGGAATGAAGTTGATTGTTCCGTCAGCATTACAATTTGTTGCGGATCGTCTTCTTGAAACCACTCTTCGTCCCGGCACTTCTGATAATGATATAAATGCTATGAGGAACATGGGTATGCTTCCTAATGGCTACACAGTTAATCATTATCTATCAGACTCTGATGCGTTCTTTATTAAGACGGACGCACCTAGGGGCTTCGTTCACTTTGAGCGTATGCCTATGTCTACCAAGATGGAAGGTGATTTTGATACAGGTAATGTACGGTACAAAGCCCGTGAGCGTTATAGCTTCGGTTACTCTGACCCACGTTGCGTGTACGGTTCACCCGGCGCTTAACTGAATTAAGGAGAGGGGAAACTCTCTCCTTATTTTCTGGGATCTCAACCTTATAGACTGCTCCCAGCAGACGCTTACAAGACTATAGGGTTTAATACTTTGTAAGGAGTAACCTATTATGGGTAATTCAACTTTTAGCGGTCCAGTCCGCTCAAAAAATGGTTTTCAACAAATTAGTGAAAACGCTACTACTGGAACTATTGCTCAAAAACAATTTGAAATTCAAACTGTTTCAACCTCTGGTATTAATAATATTGTTGATACGAATGGTTTTTCTGGCACTGCTACTGCTGCCGGAGCTAACAACGCTAGTTTAGACACAGGAGCTACTATCTTTGGTATTACTCCTAACGCTCACGGTTCTGGTATTCCAGACGCTTCTATTAACACTTTTGTTAATAAAGTTGGTGGTACTATTGTTACTTCAATTCTTATTGATCTTCATGGTGGCTTTGACGGTTCAGCAACAGCAGATCGAATTATTGGTAACGGAACTGATGCCAATGCTTATATTGGAGAATTAACTAAAGAAGTTAATGGTATTCCTATCCTTCTCGAGTTTGGTTGTGTAGAGGTTCCAACAGGCGGTGATCCAGATATTAACGTAGATATTTCTGCTACAGGAACTACGGCTTCTGGTGCTGCGGTTGCTTCAGGAACTCAGATGATGAACAACGGTGATCTTACTTTAGGCTATTATAACGCTGTTGATGCGGGTGCTGTTATGGCAGCTTTGTCTAAAAAGTATATATACCTTGTTCAGGGTGACGCAACAAACGCTGCTTATACAGCGGGTAAGATTTGGATTCGCATAACTGGCATGAACGTTGACTACGCTAATGGTTAATAATATAGATGGGGGTTCGCCCCCATCTTCTTTTACGGAGTAGATTATGGCAGATGCAGTTAGCGCAACAAAGTTACAAGATGGCGATAAAAAAGCGGTTTTTTATCTAACCAACCTTAGTGATGGAACGGGAGAGTCGGCAGTTCAAAAAATAGACATGTCTGCTCTCTCTAACAACGCTCAAGGTGAAGCAGTATCATCTATTAGTATAAGTAAGATTACTTTTTCCACAGTGGGAATGTCGGTAACTCTTTTATATGACGCAACAACTAATGTCGTTGCGATAGGATTACCAGCAGACTATACCGATACTATAGATCTTTCAGATCAAGTTACTGGGCTTCCTAATTATGCTGGAAGTGGCGTTACTGGAGATATCTTACTGACTACAGTGGGACATTCTTCAGGAGATACTTACAGCATTGTTATAGAAGTTGCTAAATCGTATTAAGATGGATGAAATGACCTCATATATGTGGAATGGTATTCTCACATTAGCTGGGGCCATTTCTCTTTTCTTTCTTAAAAGTCATCACGCTACAGTTCAGCGTTTAGATATTCTTTTAAACAAAACAAGAGAAGAAGTAGCTAGAGACTATGTTTCTAAAGACGATCTTGCAAAAGATATAACCAGACTACATGATCGATTTGATCGATTAGAGAATAAAATAGATTCGTTAATGAAAGGATGATATAATCCTTTAAGGAGATAAACATGGCAACTTCTGGATCATCTGATTTTAATTTAAACATGGCTGAGATTACAGAAGAAGCTTTTGAGAGATGTGGGCTTGAACTTCGTACAGGATACGACTCTCTCACTGCTAGAAGATCTTTAAATATATTATTTGCTGATTGGGCAAATAGAGGTTTAAATCTTTGGACCGTAGAAGAGTTAACTCAAACGTTAGCCCGACTTTCTTCCACATCTTCTATTTCAACATATCCAATAGGAACTATTACTTTAACAGTAGCTGCTACAAGTAGCTTTTCTGTAGGAGAAACTATTACTGGAGGTACTAGTGGATCTACTGCTGGAGTCATAACAAAACCTTCCTCTACAACACTTACTATTACCGTTCCAACAGAGGACTTTACACCAACAGAAACCATTACGGGTTCTTCAAGTGGAGCCACCACAACTGTTACAACTAACTTTAGTCTTGTTGATGTTCAGTCAACAGTTGATGTTTTAGAGGTTGTTGTAAGACGAAGTGGCAGTGACATAGGACTTACTAGAATTGGACGTTCAGATTATATAGGTATTCCTGATAAGACAACTCAAGGGAAAGCTTCTCAGTTTTATGTAGACAGACAAATAACGCCAACTATTTCTATATGGTCAACTCCTGAAAACTCTACCGACCAACTTGTTTATTATAGAGTAAGACGCATACAAGATGCAGACGTAGCTACAAATGATGCCGATATACCTTTTAGGTTTTTACCGTGTTTAACGGCTGGATTAGCGTATTACTTATCTGTAAAAAGAGCGCCAGATAGAATAGGTATGCTTAAAGATATTTATGAAGAAGAGTTTCAAAGAGCAGCCTCTGAGGACGGAGAAAGAACAGCCTTACGACTTGTTCCAACATATTCTTCGTTGAGTGTGTCCTGATGCCTAGGTATGCTTCAGGTAAATACGCAATGGGATTGTCTGATCGTTCTGGAAGAGCTTATCGAATGAGAGATTTAGTGAAAGAATGGACAGGCATGATGGTAGGGAAAGATGAGTTTGAAATTAAACAACCTCAACTTAGCCCTAGACGTGCTGTAGCAGATCCAGAAGCTTTACGTTTTGCTAGACCCGATAGAACAGAACCACCCGTAGAAGTTTTATTACCAAACAATCCTTTTGAGTCTGTTAGTGTAGGGTCATCTATTGTTAGAATTACAGAACCCGGCAGTAATAGATCTGTAGGAGACATTGTTCGTTTTAGAAATACTGAAGCTTTTGATGGTTTTACATCTACCGCTTTGGAGTTTAGTACTGGTTATGCTATAACACAAGTATACGGAGATACTGTTCGATACGACTACACGATAGATATTTCTAGTAGTGGATCTAGTGAAACAGGGACAATTGGCGGTGTTCAAGGAGGCGGTTCTTTTGCTTCCGCTGGTCCTGTAACGGTGAGTGCTTAACATGGCTTATACATTTGGAACTTTAAAAACAGCGATACAAGATTACACAGAAAATACAGAGTCTACTTTTGTATCACAGTTATCTAGATTTATTATAAACGCAGAAGAGAGAATTTTTAAAGAAGTTCAGCTTGACGTTTTTAGAAAATATACTACGGGTACAACTCAAGAAAACAATAAATTTTTAACAAAGCCTCTGGATATACTTTCTCCGTTATCGTTAAGTGTTGTTAATGGATCTAGTAATGAGTTTTTATTGTATAAACACTCAACCTTTTTACAAGATTTTACACCTAATCCCGCTACGTCAGGTATTCCCATATACTATGCTGATTGGGATGACACCGCTTTTATATTAGCGCCAACTCCAAGTTCTGCTTTAACTATGGAACTTCATTACTATTATAGGCCAGCTTCTATAACCGCTGGTGCGGATAGCGGAACCACATGGTTAGGCGATAACGCACAATTAGCCCTTCTATACGGCTCCTTAGTTGAGGCTTATACTTTTATGAAGGGCGATGAGGGACTACTAAACATCTATAACGGTAGGTTTCAAGAAGCAATGAGATGGCTTAAAAACCTTGGTGAGGGACGAAATACTAGAGATCAATATAGATATGATAGACTTAGGAGAGAGGTAGAGTAATGCTTCAAGCAAATGGGTCTTCCGATATAGGGAATGTAATGATCTACACTAGTAATAATAG